CCCATCTTTCCCATTCAGCTATGACACAAGACATGCACAAAGAGAGGTCCTAACCAACTATCGCTACGGATTTAGTGCCTAGTCATCTGGTCCCCAGCCATGGGGGCTAGGCGGGGCGACGAGCAGCGTCTGGCATCCCCAATCGCTTGCTAGCAGTACTCGTCCCGAATGACGCTACTGAAATCCTGCACGACATCACCGTGGCGTTGGACCGATCATCAGCCATCCCATGACTTGGCGCCGGGCGGGCAATCATCATCGTCAACCCAAGGTTCCAGTCCGTTTTTGATATACGAAGCGAGTGGCTCACAACCACCCGCACCCCAACGTAAACCAACCCCGTTACGGACAATAGTAGCCTCGAGTGCGATTTGCTGATCAACACTAAACCCAAAGGCGCGTGCGAAGCTTTCTCTAGTAGCCTGCTTGATAATAGCAACTTCAGGCTCTCGAAAGCTCTTCACACCCAATGCGCAGTAATCCCGGTATAAGTCGAAAGATGGATCCTTTACTGATCTGACGACATCATACAAGGTCTTGGTGACATGTTGAAGGATAGGCAGACCCACTGCCAGAGAAGCCTCGCACATGGCTATTCCCTTCAAATAACGGCCGCTGAAGTTTGGTTGGTCGAGATGCTTATAGTTACTCGTCATGTGCGAAATGACTTTCACTGGGTCTCTCACCATTCGCCAGCTTCCATTCACCAAAACCGGGGCGCATTGCCCGAAGCGGATTTGCTCCATGGAGTATGCTACGTTCTCTAGCTCCATGGTGTGCCCACAAAGGACACGTGCTAACGGCCCAAACAACCTTTGCACGGTCTCGGCCGAGGACCTCTCGAGGAACAGGACAGCGTTGTCCCCGTCTACAAGGGCGTCCCACCGCGTTTTCCGCCAACGCGACATCGCACCCAAGACAGTTGAAACCACGGCGACCATCACCAGGGAATTCCCCATCCCGGTGTTGAAATCGCCGCTTGCCCTACCTCCGGCCCTCTCGAACCTAATACCGCCTGATGTCCTGCCTTTGAGCTTCAGCTGTACCTCTAACAATCTGCGTAGCGCGGGA